TGGAACTGGCTATGACTGTTATCGATTGCTTCACGGCCGGTAACGCTTCGGCCTACATGCCTGAAGAAGCTGAACCGCTACCGACGATCGGCATCGTAGCCGCCTGTCATACATATTTAGATTTCTTAGATCAGTGGTCAGCCGGCATTCGCGGACTGCACACTCCTCCGGATGAAATTGTCATAGCCGCTACATCACCCTTCGAAGTAATTAAAGCGGTGGATGACAAACTTCCTAATTATCGAGTGGTAAAAGCAGAAGAGCCATTCGGGTTAGGCTCCTATCTAAATAGAGCCATTCAGGAATGCGAAACAGACTGGATAGTCTGGATCGGTATAGATGATCGCTATCGACCGCATGCACTCGATGGCCTGAAATTTGTGAATCAGGATGTTCGAGCGATGGGAATGCAATACGGCGCCGGACATTATTGGATTCCACAGGCAGTTACCGCCGAAAAAATACTGAACGTTTCGGAAAACCTGATTCCTTGTGGATCAGCATTTAGACGAGAACTGTGGCTGCAGCAGCCATTTAATCCTGATATGGCTCCTTTCGAAGATTGGGCTTTATGGGTAGGTTTCGCGGCACTAGGAGCAACCTTCACCACTAGCGCTCGAGTCGATTTCGATTACACAAATCACAGCCGACAAATTGTTCCCCCAACTGAACCGACCAGATCGCGGATCCTGAAATGGTCGCAGAAATTAACTACTTATGGTGACAGAAATTAACTGCTTAATGATTCATCGCGGAAGGATGGCCTAAATGGCTATTACGAACGGCTATGCCACGCTGCAGGAAGTGAAGGCAGCAGCCAGGATCACAGATACCGTAGATGATTCACTTCTGGAAATCAGCATCGAATCAGTCTCGCGCATGATCGACGGATACTGTGAGCGCCGCTTCTTCACAAACGGCACAGAAACGCGCTACTTCGCCGCTCACAGCCAGTACGTAGTTCTCACGGACGATATCGCCGGCACAGCGATCACACTGGAAACCGCTCCGGCGCTCGATGGTGAATACTCCGAAACCTGGACACCTTCGGATTATCAACTGGAGCCACTGAATCGGAGCGCCAGCGGCCTTTCGTTCCCTGTCACGCGGATCCGCGCTGTGGGAGATTATGTCTTCCCGTATGACAGCCTCGGCGAGACAGGCGTGAAGATCACAGGCGTATTCGGCTTCGGCACTGCCGTTCCCGCTCAGGTGAAGCAGGCCACGATCATCATGAGCCTTCGCCAGTTTAAGCGCTACGACTCGCCGCTAGGCATCGGCGGCTGGAACGATCTCGGCGCTGTCCGCGTGGGTAAGTTCGATCCGGATATGCAGATGCTTCTGCAGCCGTACCGTAAGACGAATCCAGGCGTGGCCTGATGGCATCCATAACCACCATGCGACAGGCCATCGCGACGAATCTCAGCAGCATCAGTGGCCTTCGAACGGCAGCGCTGATCCCTGAGGATCCGAAGCCGCCGATCGCGGTAGTGACGTTCGATAACGTTAATTACGATACTTCGATGGGCCGCGGCCTCGATGAATACACTTTCCGCGTTATCGTCGTAGTAGGTCGCGTGAATACCCGCGGCGCGGAACAGAACTTAGATGCATTTATGAGCGGTAGTGGAGCCTCCAGCGTGAAGGCCGCTATCGAATCTGATAGATCTCTCGGAGGCGAAGCAAACGATCTCCGAGTGACCACAGGCACGAACCTTCGTGAAGTGGTAGTAAGTGAAGCAACCTATCTGGCGACTGACTTCGTAGTCACCGTGTACGCCTAAGGAGAAAAACAGTGGCAAAGTTCGTGGTTACTGATCCGGTGATCGTCTTCGCTGGATCTACGGTTACAAGCTCTTGTGCGAGCGTTACGATCAATCTGGAAGCAGACGATGTGGAAACCACAGCGTTCGGCGTTTCGGGTGGCTGGCGCACGCGTATCGGCGGCCTGAAGTCCGGCTCCGTCGATTTCGAATTCCATCAAGATATGGCAAGCGGCGCGATCGATGAGCTGGTTTGGTCGAACCTCGGTGGCACTGCTGCCGTTAAGGTCCGTCCTGGCGGAACAGCCGCCATCAGCTCATCGAATGCTGAATACCAGTTCGATGTGCTTGTGCAGCAGGCAAATCCAATTGATTCAGCCGTCGGCGATCTCGCGACAATTTCCTTGTCGTTCCCGATCAGCGGACCGGTTACCCGCGCCACTGCATAACGCTCATTCCTAGAAAGGATTACCTGCCATGATGCGTTTAGCGCTGCATGTTGATTACCTCGACGGGTCGGGAGCGGATATCGACGCGACCGCTCCCGATCTGATCGAGTTCGAACGGAAATATGATCGCTCATTCGTGAGCATCGGCGATCAGACTCGCCTGGAGTGGATCCTGTATCTGTGCTGGTTTAATTTAAAGCGCCGAAATGAAACCACGTTAGAATTCGAACCGTGGAGTGAAACAGTTTCCACGGTATTCTTCCGTGAAACGGATGACGCGCCTGTCCCTTTGGAGAGCAATCCGCGCACTGGTTCCTAGTTCACCTGGCTTACGAATGGGGGAGTATTGCCAAGCGCTCTAGCGAATGAGTCTCCACGGATGCTGATCACGATGAATCGGTATCTCCGCTGGAGATCAGTGGAGCAGCGGAAAGCGAGCAGGAAATAATGCCGGCTGGTTACGATGTGCGCGTAGAAGGTGCTGCTCGGAAGATTGAGCAGATCTTCCGGTTCGATAAGGATATCTGGAAGGAAATCCAGAAAGGCACGAAATCCGCTACCGAAGGTATCGTGAGCGAAGGCCGAGCCAACTATCCAAGCGATAACGCGCTAAGGAATTGGGGAACGTGGATCACCGCTAAAGGCGGCCGAGATCTATCATTCGATCCTGCTCGAGCGAAAGCAGGAGTACGTTCCAGGTTCCGTTCCAGGCGGCGTTCCGGCTTCCGTGAGATCCGCGGCCAGGTGTATAACAAAGATGCGGCCGGCGCGATTTACCTGCTCGCCGGCTCCCGCGATAAATCCGGTGAATTCTTTAACACGAATATAAACCGGAAACGCGGCGGCAGCATCGGAGCGCGTGGTGACGGCACTTGGCCTCGCGCTCTCGGTCCGGCGTGGACTAATAACGTGGAAGAAGCACGCGATGAGATCGGCCGCGTAGTCGAAGCGGCTATCCGTAAAGTGAATCGATAAGGAGTCTTCGTGGCTAAGGCTTATGGCGGCATTTCCGTCGATATCACTGGCAATTACGAGAACAAAGATATTAAGCGTGCGATCGCGGATCTTAAAGCTCTCGATACGAGTGGCAAAGAGACTCAGAAGTCGATGGGAGCCTTTAAGTCTCTCAGCGGAGCGGCGAAGGTAGCGATAGCGGGTTTCGCGGCCGGCGCTGGAGCGGCTCTCGGCCAGTTCGCGCTTCGAGCCATTAATGCTGCTTCTGATCTCGAGGAATTAACGTCGAAGGTCGGAGAAGTCTTCGGCGACGAAGCTGCAGCACAGATCGAAGCCTGGTCTAAGACAACTACCGAAGCCTTCGGCATTAATAGCGCTGCCGCTTTAGAGGCTGCCGGTAACTTCGGCGTATTCGGTAAAGCAGCAGGCCTGACTGGTAATGAACTGGTCGGCTTCAGTACCGAACTGGTGCAGCTGTCCGCCGATATGGCTTCGTTTAATAACGCGACCATTGAGGAAACGATCCAGGCGATCGGCGCTGGTCTGCGCGGAGAATCGGAGCCTTTGCGGCGCTTCGGCGTGCTGCTCGATGATGCCACTCTTCGCGCTAAAGCGATGGAAATGGGGATCTATAACGGATCCGGCGCTCTATCGCAGCAGCAGAAAGTTCTGGCCGCTCACCAGGTAATCCTGGCTCAGACCACCGATCAGCAGGGAGACTTCGAACGGACCAGCGATGGCCTAGCGAACCAGCAGCGCATTCTGCAGGCTCGAATCGAAGACGTAACCGCGGAACTAGGCGCTGCACTGCTGCCAGCCGCGAAAGAAGTCATCACAGCCTTCAGCGATATGATCAGCGAAGGCGGCGATCTAAGAAATATTCTCAGAGACTTAACACCTGTTATCGGCAGAGTGGCTGATGAAAGCACCGATCTATTTAAAGATGTAATGGTTCTGGTTGGCGCTTTCGTGAAATTAGGCGCTCAGTTCGACAAACTAAACGATCTGATTCCTGGATCTACTGAATATTTCGACGTATTCGGCGGAGTTCTAAATCCATTAACTCGCGTTATTCGTAGTTTATCGACTGCTGTTGAGTATTTCACTGGTCCAGCCGATCATGCTGCAGCAGTAACGGAGCAGTACGCGGATGCTCTGGCTCGCCTGGAAGGCGGAGCGGCCAGGACACAGCAGGCGCTTTACCGTACCGCTGATGCCACGAATGCCGCTGCCAGCGCTATTGAGCGCTATGAGCAGGCCACGGGCGTTCAGGTATTCCAGATCAAGGCGGCTAACAGGCTGTATCAGGATGCCGGCGCTCGCGCTCAGCGGCTGTCCGTCGAAATGGATGAAGCAGCCGAAGCAACGAAAAAACTAAGGCGGATCCAGCAGCAGCGCCGGTAGCAGCGTAAACGAACTGGCTAACCGGATCGAAAGTGCGCGTAGCCGAGCGAAGACGGCTATCGCCGATATGACCGATCAGCTGAGAAGCAAACTGGAAGAATCCCGCGCTCAGTTCGAGAGTTACGCCACTTCGGTCAGTAATTCGATAACTGGTGCGATCAGTTTCCGTGATGCTGCTCCGGAATTCGATGAGCAGGGAAATCTGGTCGGCGGCACGTTCATTCAGGCTTTGCAGAACCAGGCTACTAAGGCCGCTGAATTCGCGACGAAGGTTAAGAGCCTTATCGCGATGGGACTGAGCCAGGAAGCGCTGCAGCAGGTTCTCCAGGCAGGCGTGACGGCCGGCACGAATATCGCGAATGAACTTATCGCTGGCGGCGCTGGCACGATCGAGCAGACTAACGAACTAGTGGCAACCACTCAGGCGGCCGCTGATGAAGTTGGCCTGCTCGCCGCTCAGAACTTCTATGGAGCCGGCGTGGAAACCGCTCAGAAGACGTATGAAGGCTTCCGAGCGAACTTTGGCGCTGGCGGACCGGCCAGGAAAGCGCTGATGCAGGTTATGGATAACCTGGCAGCGAAGGCCGCTAGGGACGTTCGTATCGATGTGGCTGTTACGCGCTCGATTAACGAAGTGGTTACTCGAGTGGTGCAGACGATCAGCGCTCCGGAGCCGCGTGCTATGGGTGGTCCCGTGGATCGTGGATCTCCGTACCTGATCGGTGAGAAAGGTCCGGAACTGTTCGTTCCGAACGTCGGCGGATACGTGGTCAGTAACGCGGATCTCCGATCAGGCAACGGCACTCCGGTCGGTGGCGGCGTTAATATCGTCGTAAACGCTGGTATCGGAACTGACGGAGCCGAAGTAGGCCGGAAGATCGTGGACGCTATCAAGGCTTTCGAGCGCAGGAACGGGGCCGTGTATGCCTCGGCCTGATACGCGAGTCAGGATCGCTTTCGACCTGGCTGCAGGCGGCGTAGGTGACTTCTTCACGCTGGACGATCCCGTTAAGGGTGAACTGGATAACGCTACCTATAAATTAGCCGGCGATATCCTCGAGGACGTAACAGAAGACGTACAAACGATCTCCGTTCGCCGCGGCCGATCCAGGGAACTAGAACGCTTCCAGGCTGGCGCTCTGACGGTCGATCTGGATAACAGCGATCGGAAATACGATCCGGCTGCTGGCACTGCTATCACTCCTTATGGCGCTTCCATGCGGCCACGGAAGGCGATCACAGTCACCACAGCCGGTTACCCTGTCTTCGCTGGAGTGGTCGAAGACTGGGATCTGGAGTATGCGCTGGATGGCGGCCACGTTTCGTCAGTGAAGGCCACAGATGGTTTCGTCTTTCTCGCGAATCAGGAAATCCCTTCCGCATACGACTAGCAGCCAATTAACAGGAGAGCGAGTCTCCGCGATCCTGGATCGCTCCGAGATTGACTGGCCGGCCGGTAAGAGAGCGATCGGTACTGGTATCGCCACGCTGCAGGCCGACGCTATCGGCGGCACAGCGGATCCGGGCTCCCCGTGAATGCGCTTCAGTATCTGCAGAAGGTGGACGAAGCCGAGCAGGGTGCGCTGTTCATGGCAGCCGATGGGGTTCTAACGTTCCGCGATCGATCGAACCTGCAGATCATTACCACTACTGTCTTCGCTGATGACGGTACGGGAATCCCGTTCACGAATATCGATGCCAGTTACGGAGCGGAAGAGCTACGAAACCGGATCACGGTTACGCGCCTGAATGGTGGAACTGCGACCGCCAGCGGCACAGCTTCGATCGCGGCTTATGGCGCGATCGATTACGAGATCCGAGATACCCTGTTCAGCACAGACGGACAGGCTCAGGATCTAGCGGATCTGATTCTGACGCGCTACGAAGAGCCGCTACTGAGGATCGACGGCATCGAAGTAGTCACGAACGCTTTAACAGATTCACAGATCGGCGAAGTGCTGGCGCTCGAGTTAGGCGACCTGGTTCAGGTGAAATACACTCCGAGCAGCATCGGAGACACGATCGATCAGTTCGTGCGCCTGGATTCCATCGAACACGATATCGACGCGACTCAGCACAGGATCAGGCTATTCTTCAGCCAGGGAGAAGCGGCGGCTCTGGTTCTCGATTCGCTCACGTTCGGCATCCTTGATACAAATACGCTCGGTTACTAGGAAAGGTAAACCATGGCAGTAAGAGATGACTTCGCAGCAGGCGAAGTATTAGCCGCCGCTGATCTAAATGACACGTTCGCGTCAAAAGTGGACTATGCGTT